AACGAAGTGGATTGTGGTGCCATCTGCCAGGCCATCTGGCATGGAGAACCGGAGGGCCGTGCCATCAGTTGGCGTACCCCCACCAGGAGTTGTTGCCCCAGGCTCCTCATCACCCGCGACGACGTTGCCAGTTGCCCTCCAGAAGGCTTGGTTATGGCTGACGATTGAGCCTGATTCCCAGCTGGTATCAGACCAGGGCTGGAAGCCGCCAAGACTCAGCCAACGCTGTTTAGACAGCAGGTCACCAGTAACGTGGACGTATTGAGTTCCGTCCGACTGAAGCCAGTCACCCGGATTAAGTACAGCTCCGGTTAGCGAAGGTGCCAGGGGGGTATCTGTGGACTTAACGATATAGCCAGAAGCTCCAGCCCACGTCCAGTAGTAACCACGGTTACCAGCAGCAGGTGTAGGAAGAGGGGTGATTTTGGTCTCATCAACAGTAGAGCGGAACAGAGATCCTGCGGCAATCCACTGTTTAATGTCATCCTCAGTGAGGAGCTTAACCCAAGTTGTACCATCCCACACCTTGAGTTCCTTGTGGAGGTTCTCCAGGGTGCTCTGCAGCATCCCTGTCTTTAGGGCGTCGGTAGGCTTAGTAGGGTCAGGTGGATTAGGGGTATCAGGGTCCGTCAAAGTACCCTTACCAAACGTTCCACCAGACCCACCAGGAGGGTTAGGAGCCTTAGCTACCCACTTATTCTGAACACTGTCCCAGGTAATCACCTGACCATCAGCAGTCGGTTTGACTTGGATGGGAGGGTTACCAGTGATAGTTGTTGGTGCGGGAAGTTCCCTGCGGACCTCCCACTCGTTCTTACTTTGTTTGTATGTAGCTGTTAGTATTGATCCATCAGAAGCAGTTTCACTATGAACCTGCCCATCAATAGGATTGAGTGGGAAGTTAAATGCCATTAGTTATGCTTGTATAGTATTTAATTGAGAAGAGCTTTCAGCTCCTCCACCGTCAGGCCAGCTGCCTTCAGCTTCTCTGATCACCAGCGGTGTAGGGCTCAACCGCTGTGCCAGTGCGTTTCCAATACGCCGTGCTACTGGCACCCTTCCACTTGGTGCCATCAAATGTCCAGCTCTGACCGCTGGTGGGATCTGTGAAGACCTGCCCGTTAGTGGGCGAGGTTGGGAATGTGATAGCCATTAGGGACGTGCCTCCAGGGTTGCGATACGGGTTTCAAGGGCTTCGATGCGCTCTTTACTTTCTTTTAGAGCGGCAACAAGTAGTGGAATCACGTCGGTATAACGCAAGCCAAGGAAGCCAGACTCGTCAATGACCGACACAGCTTCTGGCAAGACAGCCTGCACATCCTGTGCAATCAAGAAGCTTTGAGACTTCTTGTGTTCGTCATTGATGTAATGGCCAGTGACGCTGCGCAGTGCAGCCACCTTGTCAAGTCCATTCTTGATTGGCTGCAGCCCGCCTTTAGCCCGTTCGTCGGAGAGCGTTCCCCATGAGTTGCTGCCGTCAGCCATGAACACACCAGAGCTGCCATTGTTGACGATCTTCAGGCTGTTCGTGCCGTCTGCGCTGAAGCTCCAGAACTTTCCGACAGCAGCAGCCGTGTGCCGAGCAACAAAATGATGCTGGTCTGCTGAAGCAACATTGACAACGCCTGTTCTCTCTGTGAAAGAAGTCCCAAACGTGATATGTCCGTTGTTAAAGAACGATGCGTAGGTTGTTCCGTTATAGCCGAAGGTCAGGCCGTTTGGTGTGTTGACGTTAGCCGCGTTCTTTGCGCCGATGTCCCACTCGCTTGTTCCACATTTGAGCTGCAAGGCGGAATAGGCAGCGGGATCAGTTGACCCGTTGAAAGACGAAACAGCAAGCCCTCCTGCGACAGAAGCGCTCGCAACGATGCTCCCCCCTAAGGCAACGCCGGTCCCTGCTGTCTCCGGCTCCAGCGTGGCGCCTGTCTTCTTCCACAGCTTCACATCAATGCCAGCAACTGATGCTGTTGCTTGAGGCGGTGCTGGCGGTGCAGGTGCCTGCGGATTCGCTTGCACCCAGGTGCCTAGTGCAGCGCCTGCATCATCGCTGTCGTACCAGACGCACAGCTCACGACCAACGCTGTCGTACCACAGCTGACCATCGACAGGATTCGCTGGTGCCGTATCACTCGTGATGGTCTTCGGTGCCTTCTTATCCAGCTCAACCTTCAGGCCCTGTGGATGCACTGCCTTGGTGGCATCGGTGCCGGTCGTGGTCTCTGCTGCAGTGGCTAGCTCAACAATGCCCTTGACTGTCTCTGAGGCAGATGGAGCACCAATAGTTATTTGTTGCCAGTTAGTACCATCAAAGATGATCTGAGATCCTTGTGGGATGTTACCAGTCAGACCAGTAAAACCTGCATTGGCAGTACCACCAGTTGTTACGCTATAAGTCCAACCAGAGACAGCTCCAGTTGGAGGAGTTGCGGTGATATTAAGACCACCTTTATAAACCATGCCACCAGTAAGGGTACTGCCAGCAGTCCAGCTATTAGTAGCTGTTTCATAGACCCACGGAGTACCGTTAGGGTCGGTATATTTTTGTCCGTTAGTCGGACTATTTGGAAAATTAAGAGCCATTAACCTACCCAATACGTGCTGTCATAAACATAAGTAACACCCTTATCAGTGTTATACCAAAGTGATCCTTTCTGAGGTGAAGCCGGTGGAGTGGTACCAACCGACACCACTTGGTTCAGATCACTAAACTCAGCCTTGAACGTGGCGGCACCACGACCTACAGCTAGGAGATCAGTACCAAGTAATGCTTTCATGATCAGGGAAGGGCGGTAAGGGTGGTGAAGTTAAGAGGCAAGTAGGTAGCTTTACCACCAGCAGGGGTAACGGCTTTATTAGTGATAGTGCCAGCCAGTGTTTCAGCAGAGCTTGCATAGACAACAGCAGCTGCAGCAAGCTGAGCAGCATCAACGACACGCCCAGTGGTACCAGCGGCGATAGCAGCAGCATTAGCCAGCTGAACAACACCAGCAGCAGAGTCGGTAGCAGCAGAGACGCCAATCAACGGTTGAGCAGCAGTACCAGCTTTGGTGATGGGAGCGGTAACATCAACACCAGTAAGACCGCCAGCGCCACCAGCAGAACCAACGTGATCCCAGGCAGTGCCGGTATAAACCAGCATGTCACCAGTGTTCACATTAGTATTCTGAAGGGCACCCCAGGAAGCATCAGTCAGTTTGCCAGCAGAGCTAAGCAGATAGACAGCTCCAGAGGTAACACCACCAGGAGCAGCAGCAGTATTAGCAATAGTACCCTTATAGACAAGAGCACCAGGCAGGTTGGCACTCAGGACACCATTACCGTCAATAGACAGGTTAGTACCAACTTTGATACCACCAAGGTTAGTACCATCAGCAGCAGGCAGGGTATAGGCAAGAGCAGTTTTGAGAGACTGATAATCAAGCTTGTAGCTAGTACCAGCACGGTTGACCACAAACAGGTCGTTATTCTGAAGAGCCATGATTACGGAAGAGTAGTAAGAGGAATCGGATCGAATGTAAGATCAACGTTTGTGCCAACAGTTGTGGCAGTGATTGGAGCGTGTCCAGTTACAGTAGGAGCAGGACCAGGAGGACCAGCAGGACCAGGCACTGTCGAAGCAGCACCTGGAGTTCCAGGAATACCTTGCAAACCTTGGTCACCTTTTTGTCCAGCAGGACCAGTAGCACCAGCAGGACCAGCAGGACCCTGATTACCTACCTTGCTAATAGAGACCCACTGAATTGAATCACCATCGTCGTAATAGACAAAGCAAAAACCAGTCAGTGAATTAAACCAGAGGTCTCCATTAAGGATAGGTGTACCATCATTACGAGTTGTCGGAGGAGTTTCCGAAACAATAGCTTGATAGGAGTCACCTTTAGGGCCTGTATTAGCTAACGTTACCCAGGCTCCAGCTTTATCATCCCAGTAGCGTTCAACAAGGTCCTGTGTATCGAACCATGTTTTACCTCTTTGTTCTACTCCAGGAAGAGGGATAACAGCAGGGGTAGTGTCTTGAACGTAAGGATCAAGTCGTGCAGCAATAGCATCGCTAGTGGCAATATACCTATCATTTAGACCAGTAGTCCACCGTTTGTTCTTCTGATCTTGTTCATAGATTGTTTCACCAGCGTTAAGGGTATCACTAATTTGAAACTTAGTCCATGCAATATCCCTTACAATTCTAGTTACTTCACCAAATAGCTCACACCGACCTTCTAGGATGGCAAGACGTAATTGATCAAAGTCATCATTAAGATCCTCAGCACGGATAGCAGAGCCAGGGTAGAACGTGGCTACCATGTCATTCAGATCAGTGCTCCTAGCAATCTTGACATTAAAGATATTAGGATCAGTAGGGAAAACCTTTACTGGAGGAGGGGGAGGTGCGTCAGTAAATTCAATTGTAGTAGCATTAGCAAGTCGCCATTTGTCCCTTGCTAGCAGTGAGTATTTTTTTGTAGGTTGATCCCACAGCAATACATTGATGTCTGCTGCAGAGATGTAAGTGAATGGGAAAGTGAATAATTTAGTTGTACCGTCACCTTTATAAGTGATCTGTACGCTATCGCATACGTTGGTTGCCATTATTTATTCTGGAGTTGATAGATCGCCTCGTAATCACTGGTACGTTGCGCTTGACGTGTTTTCTTAGCAGTAAGTTCAGCAGCTCTAATATCAGGAATCTCTTGTGCTAGTTGACGTTTAGCGTGGTTAAGGGAAGCAGTCAGTAGACGACGAATACGGATGTGGGTGTAGGAGTTAGATAGGTCCGCTTGATCTTGTGTGATACCACGTTCTCGTGCCTTACGAATAGCTTGTAGGTCAGCAGTAACTCGCTTATCCTTCATCAACAACTCAAGACCTGTACGGAAGTGACCAGATTCACCCATGATCTGTGCAAGACGAGAGCGTTGCTCAACGTTATAGGTAGCACCTTTTAGTGACTTCTTAAGTGAAGGTTGTACATCAAACTCAGTATCAATCAAGAACTGCTTAACAGGAGACGGATCAGAGTTTGTCTTGAAGGGTAGTGTGTTATTGAGGAAGTTAGTAATCGGGTCATTATCACCAACTACAGTACCATCAATAAAGTCATACGCCTTAGGCAGTGCAGTACCAATACCAGCAGCATCTAGGATGTTCCACTTATTACGGAGCATCGAGTTAAGGTCAGTATCTACTTCACGAAGACCAGGCATCATAATCCTAGACATTTGATTGAAGAGACCAACACTTGCAGTGTTAGATGCCCAACGACTAAATGCAGCAGGTTGTCCACTCATCAGATCAGAGATCGGTTGAAGACCTTGCAGGAATGACTTGTTAGTCATGTTCATAGAGAAGGCAAAACCAAGCTTCTGTAGGAGCTGTTCAGAACGAGTAGCACCAAGTGTATTAAAGTTCTCCAGAATGTCCGCTGTAAGGGCCAGGAAGGTGGCTATAGGTTCAATGCCGTCATAACTACGCCACTTACCATCAGGACCCTTCCAGGAGCGTAGAGGCTTCTCTCCTGCGTTTTGTTGGAACTTCTGTACTTGCTTATCGTAGTTACCATTACCAGTTAGGTTACCAGAGGCATACAGCCAGCCACCCATAGTGACGAGCATTGTGCCCATAGCAACACGACCTTCTACTTCAGCACGATAAGATTTCCATGCTTGATCAATTGGTTGCTTAGCTACATCAATACCTTTACTAGCAAGGTATTGGGCAATTTCATCAGTTTCTTTAAGGTTACGAACCTTCTGAAGATCACCAATGAAGTACGACAGTGGAGAGTGCTTATGAATAAAGTCAAGGACATTCACTGAAGTCCTCGGGAACAGTACAACGGTTTTCAACAGTGGTGCCCTATTGAGCATCGTATTAAGACCATCTGCAAACTCGTTATCCAAGTTCATAGCGATCTCACTAGATGCGTACTTAACAGCACTATCAGTGATCAAACCTTTATCATCGAACATCTGACGGTAGATGTCGTTAGCTGCTTTCTGAAGATCATCTGCACTAGGTGCTTTACCAGTAGCTTTGAAGATCTCATCATAAGCACGACCTCTTGCTTCAGACATACCAACGGCTGCTTTAACGAAAGCATCACCACTTTCCATCATGTTCATTGAGTAACGAACCCATGGATGGTTGTTAATCTTCTCCATGGTATCGACCCATTGAACCTTAAAGGCAGGACCGAAGTTACCTTTAGATAGCTCAGCTTCTGCATACTCCCTAGCCAACTGCAGCATCTCGCTGTTCGTTGTCTTAAAGTCAAGCCGTTGAGTCAGTGTAGGATCAGCAGCAATACGACGGAACATCTGAGACATATAGTCCCCAGATGCCTTCATAGTCGTATCCATATGAGTTACATACTGCATCCAAGACCGTTGGAGTGTGTGCCAATCACCACGTAGAGCAGCACCAAGTGCTACGTTCATTGGCTTCATCAACAGCAATGCAAAGTTGTTAGACATTGCCTTGACTGGTGTGAGCAGTGAAGATAGCTTCAGGTTGTAGAACGTAGCCCACATACCCTGTACAACTTGACTAGGAATCTGAGGGTTACCATCAACAAACGCCTTATTGGTAACACCCAACACTTCCTTCATGTAGTTGTTGAGTTTATGAATACTATTAACATCACCATCTGTCAGTTCATAGGCTCGCATGAGAGGTGCAACGAACTGAGGGTTACTCTTGTTCATGTCCTTCATACCAACCCAGAAGGTACGGTTCTGTTCAGCCTTTAGTTTCTTAGCAGCCTTGAAGTGATCAAGGGCTTCACGACCAAATGCCTTCAATTCAGCAGGGTTCTGACTGCGTGCCTTGATAGCTTCCTGCCAGATCTTCTCATTGTTAAGTGCCCAACCTTTGATGGACTGAGACATATCCGTCTCAAACCAAAGGATCTCCATCTTATCAAGGATACGCTCCTGGACATAAGTCATGTCTACAGCATCACCCATCACCCTAGCTGCATTAGCCATATCAGAGGCTTCACCAGCGAGACCAGTCTGTAGATAAGCAGAAGCTCTCTGCATATCCATATTCAAGTAGAACTGACCAAGCTCTCTCAATGCAGAGTTAGCAGCGTTAGAGGCGGTAGCATTGATTGGTTTAGCAGACGGTGCATTAGCAATAATTTCAATCCTGTCACGGTAGCCGTCAAGAAGTGCCCGTAACTGTTTGCCGTTCATGGCAGGATCAAGGATCTTAGCTGCAAGGTCATCACCAGCAGCAAAGAGTTCCTTACTATCCATCATCCGTCCATTAGGAAGGACAGCTTCAAAGTTACCGTATTCCTTGATTTTATTATCAAGTTCTTTAATGATCTTACGGCCAGCTAGTGTACCAAGATCAAGACTCTTCAGGAAAGCATCTGTGTGGAACTTAGCAGGACGACCATAATACGTATCAATGTTATTAAGGATACGAGCGTTATCTACCATCATCTGTGGGATGGCATCAGGGCGCACCGAGAACGGTACTGTCTCGCTGAGGTCAGATATTTCACTATGGAGGTTAGGAGAGTATCGATCAACATAATCAATACCACCTAACTCATCTAACTCCCTCAAAGCCATCTCATCGATGTGCTGTTGACGGTAGTTCTCATCTTTCAGTAGACGGTCAATGATTGGGTGAGCAGACCGTGTTTGAGGTGACTTATTAGCAGTCTTACTGAATGCTTCTTTAGCTGCATCATCCTTAGGCTTGAAGACAACACCAGGATCCAAGCCTTTAAGACCACGAGCAAAGGCGATACCACCTTCAATAACAGAAGAGATGAGACCAAGACCAGCACCTTCAAGGATGTTCTTCTTACGCTTGAGATCTGGGCTATCAGTATCCATGGTAGCCAGATCATCAGGGATCCAATCAAACGTACCAGGAAACTGTTTCTTCAAATAACCAGATAGGTTATCCTCTTCAGAGTGACTATTGATAGCATCAACAGCTGTACCAGCAGCCATCTCAACACCGAGGTTACCGATGAGAGATACAGCTTTGCTGGTATTAGCTAGTTTAGTCATCCTAGCTACTTGTAGGAGACCTGCTTTAGTGAGGGAGCTAAGACCAATCGTAGGTCCAATAAAGGATACGATAGCCCTAGCAGCTTTACCCCATTGTGTCTTATTCTGAGGACCCCAATCTTCAGGAATAAACTCCCAGTCATTACCAGTAAGTTTTCCTGCTACTTCACCAATATCATCAGTAAAGTCGATAAGCCCACCTACTACAGCAGCGCCAACCTCACCTACAGGGTTAGCAGATGCTGCCACTTCTTTCTGTTTCTGTTGTGCAGCAGCTTGCTCCTGTTGAGCTTGAGCTTCTGCTTGTTGTCGTTTACGCTCTTCTTCTTCCTCTGCTGCCAACTTGTTAGACTCGTAAGCCTGTTGCTGACTAATAGGATCAATGGAAGCTTCAGTGGTACCAGACAACATATTGCCGATTGGATCGTAACCCATTACGCACTTCTACCGTGTAAGAATGTGTATTTTTTACCGTTAGGTAATTGAATTGTTAGTTTATCTCCCCAGGCAGTGCTCTGGGAACTTATTACTTTTGCTCCACCTTTAAGGTAGACCTTAGAGCCGTTAGCAGTTGGGTAGTCAATACCGTGTGAGCCACGGGCTACGTGTTGATCAAAGTTATCTCCACGACCAGGAAGCTTTGCCCTTAAGGTACTAGGTGCTACTCGGTCAAACTGAGGGTCCTCAATCTCTACATAACGATCTAGTGCATTCTCAGCGAAACGACCACCATCTGCTTGTTTAATATCTAGATGTTCAGACCTAGCACCGCCAGGCATAATGTCACCAGTAATGTAAGCTACCCTAGGATTCAGTAGAGCAGGGTTCCTCCAAGGACTACCACCAGTAGGGTTATAGCCATACTTAGCAGCAGCTCTCATTACCTTAGGTTGATAGGCTCTGTTCTCTGCCGACTTACGAATACCACCAGGACCACCGTTATAAGCGTAGATAGCTTCATCGAGACTACCTAGTTGCTGTTGTAGTTGACTGAGGTATTTAGCAGCGTAGTCAATACTAGCCAGAGCATTAGTCGGATCTACAGTCGGGTGATACCCAGGCATGATCTGTGCAATACCTACAGCACCTGCACCACTACGAGCATTAGGATTGAAGTTACTTTCAACCTCAATCAAACCAGCAAGAATAGATGGAGGGATACCGTACTTAGCAGAAGCCTGTGCAATAGCGTTACCGTAGCCTTTAGGTACCATCTCAGGGTTGAAGTTACCAACGCTGGCATAAGCCCTAGAGACACGGTTATAGGAGGGTTTGTAATGCAGTAGCCGTACAAACTCTGGACGCATACCTTGAGTCTGTGCTTGAAGGCGTGGGTTCATTGGCAGTTCACCAATACCACGAGCTTTAGCCTGTCTATTCAACACTTCCCATGGACTAATGGTACCACCGAATCTATCGGAGATATAAGTAGCAATGGGAGGATAGGAGTAGTTGGGACTGTTGATGTTCTTAATAGCTTCCTTTAGGGTAGTCTCAGGAATCAATGCATGGCTATCCAGTGTAGTTACACCAGCACTAAGGATGTTATCAACAGCAGCTTTATGCTTCTGCCAACCTGCTCCAGTAGCAGTAGGGATAATCCGAGTGAAACCATCCTCAGGGTTTACTACATAATCACCAATGCCATTAGCACCATTCTGTAGTTCCTGTTGGAACTTAGCGTAAGCATTAGCAGCAGCTTCTGCAGGACTAGCACCACCAGAGATGGCATTCATCATATCCCGTTGGAACTTAGATTGAGCCTTAGCAAGAGCTAGTTCATAACCAGGAGCACCAATAGTGTCTACCGTCTCTTGACCAGAGTGGCGTTTGAGATCGGCTTCAATCTGCTTGGTGTACTGCTTGAACTCAGGAGTTTCCTTCCTTGCTTTATCTTGCTGCTGAGCCGCTGCTAGATAGCTCCTACGAACATCAGACGGTACAGCTGGATCATTGAGCATAGCTTCTGTAAGTTGCCCTGCTCTCTCCAACTGTTCAAACTGCTGCATGTAGTACTGCTTAGATTCAGCATCAGTGGTACGACTCTTCCAACGCTCACCAAGACGACCATCAACATAGTTGAAGTTATCTGACATGTAACGTTCAGCAGCCTCTACCTCAGCATCAGTAGGAGGTTCTTTCTCCCACATCTCCTGAACCTGATCAAACCATTGCTTACCTTCTAGAGCAGCAGCAGATTGTTCTGATTCATAATCAGCTACCTCACTTTGAATAGCATTCCGACGTGCAAGACGGAAGTCATTAGGATACTTCTCTTCCCACGTAAGCTTTCCATCCCATGAAGTAGTACCAGCAAGACCTTCTAACTCTTCAGGACTCATCATCCCTAACAGTTCAGTTCTTGCCTTACGACGATCAACACCACCACGTACCATCATGTCCAGTGCTTTAGGGAAGTTCCCTACAGCATCAGCTCCCATAATGGTTTGTGCTTCATCAATGTATTGAGACTTGATCTCATCTTCCTGCATCTTACGCCAACGATTCAGGAATACTGAATCAGCTTCCCTCATACTAGGGAAAGCGTATTTGTTGAGTAGAGCAGGGTTCATTCCCATTAGACCAGATTGTCTAAGGAACTGAGCACGGGCATTAGATAGGTAAACAGCTTTCTCTGCTGGATCTGCATTAGGAGGTACATCAGCGAGAGCTTCCTCCATGAATGCTGCATAGGAGCTACCAGCATTCTGTGCCATACCCATTGCATAGCCATAGGCTTTCCAACCACTAAGTTCACGGATCTTCTGCACACCCATGAACGGAGCACCTGAAGCCTGTGCAGCATCACCAATGCCTTGGATTTGTTCATCATTGTTTTTGAGATAACCCTCAGCAATATCAAACGCCATAGACTCAGCAGGATCAATGCCGTCCATATAGGCTTGCATTAGACCCTCTTCCATATCTCGTTCATTTTGCTTCTTGCCTTCCTCCATAATGAGGTCAGTAAGAGTAGAGGAGAACTGAGTGAGAGCTTGGATATTCTTATTATCTACAAACTCTCTAGTCCGAGCATAGGTCTGCTCAAGTTCAAAGTTAGTCTGTAGTGAATCGAGTTGACGCTTATGGTTCTCTTGGAGACGAGGGATATAGGTAGTCTGCTCAACAGGTGCGAAACCTTTAGACTCGGCAGACCCTTGGAATTGAATTGAGTTTGCCATTAGACTTGGTAGTTGAATGAGTTACTCCATCCAGCTGCACTAGGCATAGAGAAGGATGGGACACCGCCGTAATTGATACCAGGAATGGTGGTATTAGGTTGGAAGTTAGAAGCCCCAGAACCACCCCAGTTATTGTTACTACCGAAGTTCCCAGCACTAGGAGCCTTCAAAGCATTGAATGCACTGACACCGCTAGCTACTGAACCAAGTAGCCCTGCAGCAAGACCAATACTAGGATCACTGAGTACAGGTTTAGGCGGAGCAATGCCAGCAATAGGCCGTAGTGCAATCTGGCTATAAGCCTTATTGTTAGCACCTTGGAGTTGAAGACGAGTGTCCTCATTACGTTGAATCATTGCATCTCTAGCAGATGTAAGATTCTGTGCAATGGTTGCGTTATTCCTTCCGTATTGAGCAAGCATTGATTGATTGATACGAGCTGCTGACTTGCCAGTCATCTCACCAAGAGCACCTTGTTCTTTAAGGAGTCCAGCAAGCATATCTTGTTTCTGGAAAGCAGCTTGCATAAACTGCTCATTAAGTCGTGTTTGCTCTGAAGCATAACTACGAGCAGCAGCCTGACTATTGGAACGGATTTCATTCTTATATTCCAATCGACGATGAGCCCAAGTACTGAGCTGCATACGCCAATCATGTTCACGCATCTGTAGTTGATGCTTGTAGCTGGCAATAGCATTAGCATTGGCTGCTTGGCCTTGTTGGAAAGATCCAACAGCACCCATAGCGCCAGAAGCTACACTAGCTATTGCTCCGATTGCAGGAGCGCACACGGCAAAATTCGATAAAGGTTAAATTATTAGGACCGTGAGTAAGTTCACGGAGAAACTTAAATCCAAGAAATTGGAGAAGCTTAAGGTGGATTGTATTTCGTTTATCTACGATGTTCCACAATAATGGTTCTTCTCTTGAATTGATGAACCGCTTTGCTTCTCTAGCAAAGGTATGTGGGAAGTCTTCAACAGCTGGAGTACAGAGCATCCATATAGCGTTTCCATCTGCTACTCCTGCCAGTCCAGCAATCCTGCCGTCAGGCACTGTGAAATACACCGTAGAGGTCCAGGAAGAGGCTTGTGGTAGGACAACCATAGGATCTAGTCCATGACCTTCCACAAGCTCTCTCAGGTCATCCTGGCGTAAGTTAGAGGCCACCTCAATGGCAGCCTCAATCGTACATGGGTGAATGTATTTAGACACGCTTATAGAACATTGGAGTGTAATTACCCTCCCAGTCCATTGAGAACAATGTAGCTGGTGTTGGGTGCTTACTTGTTAGTTCAATGATAGTGTTGGTGTTCTTCTCGTAGATAGGAATAGTCAGACCACGCTCAGAGGAAACAGAATGGGTATCAGCAACATAAGCATCACTAAGTCTTGTTTCCCATAGCTCAGTGTAGTCTTCTCTTCCCTTACGTTTAACAGTAGTATCAAAGGTACCCGACTCACCAAACCTAAACTTAACTCGATTGATCCTTAGTGACGATCTGGTATCACGAGTGACTCGGTTAGCTGTGGTATCCTCTTGACCTAGATAGAGATTAGGTAAGATTACTTTCATCTCATAGTCATACCCTACGACAAGGATAGAGTCAGTCCAGTCACCATCCATGTAGCAGATGGTTTTACCCTTCTCTTCTACAGGTGTAGGATAGCTCAGCCACCCTTGTTTAGTACCATTACCAACAGAAAAGACTACTAGACGATGCTGTGTAGAATGATGCCACGGTAGTGTAAAATGAGACTTACGTGTGTTAAGGTCGAAGGTAATACCAATAGGACTAACGGTTTTGTAGTTATCAAGAGATACAGGGTACTCAAGACCTGAGTTATCACTGATGTAAGCAGAGTCAACTTTAGGATTCAGGTCATGTCTATTGAGGAATAGCTTAGGACCATCTGGTGTAGAGTGAGATGTGATTGAGTAGTACACATCACCAAGGATGGCATGATGTTCAAGGTCACCAGTTAAGTCCCACTTGAACCATGCTGATTGAACACGCTTCTCACCATCATTAAAGTATCGGTAACCAAAGACATGCTTTGAGGGTTCTACCAAAAGTTTACCGTCTTCATAGTCATAGCGTGGTGATGTGCCTAGCAGAACTAGATCACTCTCTTTGCTATCAGCTAAGCAGTTAACAGTTCCAGCAATCAGTTCAGAGACAATCTTAGATTGCTCAATTAGTTCAGGTGGTGTTTGACGATTGATGTTAGCAACCTCCATGAAGCGAGCATAGCGACCACCTTTATTGATGAAACCAAGTGTGGTTCCCATATTAAAGGCTGGTAGTTCTGAGCTATACCTAAAGGTAGAGGTTAGTGTTAGCTTAGCTGTTTCAGGACCAAATACATCTTGATCAGTAGTAAGCAGGAACTGCTGGTTCTCTGAGAACAGCACCACTCCATTCATAAATGGAACAGCATCATAGAGAATAGCAGGGTATGTACTACTAGCTGAGATGTCTACAGGGTCAGAAGGTTGTACAGTAAGAGCAGTCTTAGACCAGAAGTTGAAGTAGTCACCAGCTCGACTGAGGATAACATTCTCATCGCTAATGAATCCAAGTCTGTTCCTAAAGAAGAACATCTTGTTAATAGATTTACCAACGAAGCTAGGGAGAGGGTTAGAAGTGTTATCACCTACTAGACGTGATTCCCAATCAACAGGTCCAAACTCAAAGCTACCATCCTTTAGACGACGTAGCTGATGAGGCATAGAGGAGTAGGAGAAGTTAGTAGCAATGTTTGGTTTGATCGTTTCAACCCAGACACCAACTCCATTGTTCCCATCTTTACCTTGAAACTCAAGGTAGTAATCATCTTCTTTCTCACCACTGTTAACGACTTTGACAACATAACCATTGACACACTCTAGTGGAAGCTTACTAACATTCTGGATCTCATTAGAGAATGCCGTCATGTAAGCTGTAGCTCTTGTTGAGATGGTAAATGGCTTGGTTAAGTGTTGGATGTAGAGACCGTTCCCAACGACTTGAGCAGTGATGCCAAATGTTTTAGTCTCAATATCTGTCTTTAGATCATTGAGGAGAGTAGACATACTGATCACACCAGTAGATGGTGTAATCGCTTCGATCGGTGAACCACCAGATGCAGAAGAATAGATGTTATCTACGTTGACTTCAGAAACAGTAACTGTGTACTCTTTACCAGCCATTGTAACCGTAACACTCTCACCAACTGTCCAATCATGTCCACCATAGACAAGAGTCACTGTAGTGGTGTACTCAGAGTAGTAACCTTTGCTTGCATCTTTATAGCTCTTTGGTACCTGTTGACCTCGTGTTTCTAGAGTGAAGCGTAGGTCACTACCATTGGCGTTGGTTGTAGTAAACTCTTGTACATCAACGTACTTGGTTGTAGCATCTTTGTTATCCTTCCAGCTAGACGGGCTAACCGATAGCTTTGCAGCACGACTAACAGTGCTAGATGTAGGGTCATCAGTCCAAGCCACGTCAATTGAATACTGTGTGTTAGGAGCCAGCGTATTGATGGAAACAAAAGCTTCGTGTGGACGGTTCCTAGACAGGTCAGAAGCCATTACGACTTGACGTTTCCTATTGGAGATAAACGTGTAATCGTTAATGGTTAGAAACTGGAGATCTTCTGGAGCAGTATCCTTAAGGTAGTCAGGGACTACAGGTACATTGTTATTGCTTAGGGCAACAGGATAACTTGAGATACCACAAGGTACAGCTGCTTGTTCATATGCCTCTCTAGCCTGTGCTAGTGCTTTTTCAAGACCAACAAGTAGAGTCTTAAGGTGATTGATGTGATTCTGTACGGGTACTGTTGGGTCTTCTGAGACTCCAAGCTTCTCAAATTTGTACTCGTAAGCATCACCATAAGCTATGAAGTGCTGCCAGTTGTTGTTTTGTCCAGTAGTGTTAGGTACCTTTAGGGTTGCATTCTTAAGTCGCCTTTCACCTACCACTACCTTGTACCCTACAGGCGCTACAGGCTTACCAAAATCACGAGGGGTCGCAGCAGAGGTGCCAGGTATTTTCTGAATAATGTGAGCTACAATAACTTCATAGGTATCCTTTCCTGTCTTTTTGAGATCATACAGCCGCTTATCCTGTTGAACACTATTGATCTCATTGATCAATCTATTCAGATAGCTCTGCTGCTCATTGATCTCCCTACGCATACTATCAACATTCTCTTTAGCTACTCGATACGCTTGAGTGGTACGTTCAAGTTCTACATTATCACAAATAGGAAGACCGGGATTAGGTGTTCCATCAGCCACTGAATCATTACCAGTGGATGGGACAGTAGTGTAGTTAACAGGACGGATAGTACCATCTAGTAAAGACCACACCCTAAACAAACCATCTTTATATTGAACAACGTATTGCTCTTCTTCATCACGGTAAATGGTGAACCACTTACCTCCAGAAGTTGTATCCAAGGTGCTAATATACTTACCACCAGGACGCTTCAGAAGACCCTGTGTAACATCAGGGAGACCGTTAACAAGGTCACGCACTTGCCCAGGTCTCTTCAGGTAGTCAGGTTGTTGTGAGATCCCATGAGAGAAGTTAGGGATACTTTGCGTGATAGCTGTCATCGTGCAAGCGCCTTAAACGGTTGATATGCTGAGTACCCTCCTTCAAAACCAAAGTAACTATAATCACCTTGGTTACATTCATACTCAACGCAGGCAGCCCTAGCAACACCTTCAGCATCAGCTGCATACTTATAGGCTTCAGGGTTACCAATCATCTGTGCAGCAGCCTGTCTAGCAGCTCTCAGAGCGATGTAGCGTTTGAAGCAGGGAGGGAGATCAGTGAATGGAAACTCCCAGGTAATGTCGCAGTGAAGAATACCACTAAACTTATAGGTGTGGTTCTTCTTATCGTAGAGCTTACCATCACGACGAATTACATCTTGGGTCCTGTAGACAGGATCATCTGAGAAGTCCATTTGTAGGATGTTCTCAGGGAGAAGTACTTCATCGTTGGAGTTTGGGGTCAATGGATAGTTAACTTCTTTATTAAATACCCAGCCCTCAGCTTGTACATCCTGTGAGGTATTCATCAACAGGTTATAGGCAAAGCTGATCTCAGGGTTATCGAAGTCAAGCGTAGTGATAGGCGATTGCCCGATCACACCCAGGATTGTATTTACTGCGGATAGTTCGGTATCGCTATCATAGGTAGTGGGAATCATATCACTATAATGACATATGTTAATTAAAAAAAAGGGAGCCCAGTTAAGGACTCCCAGTGGTTAGCTATCTTAGATAGCAGGAATGTTACATTCTTGTCCAGCGTAAGCAGTACGCATACCCTTGCTCTCCGACTTCACAGTGGAAGCAGGAACAGCAGTGCCACCAAAGGCACGACGGGTACGGGCAACGCTCACACGAACAGTGGGATCACCACAGCCGCCGTTAGTAGCAGCTGCAGTGCCCAATTCAGTAGCTTTATTTGCAGCCATGATTAGTACTTAGAGGAGCGAGGATCGTATGTTTCAGACTTGATAGAATAGGCTGCCAACCCCGCATCGGTATTACGACGGGGGAAGGTAACCTCAACTACCGTGTGACCAGTAACTGTGGGCAAGACAGTAGTGGAAGCAGGAGATCCACCACCAGTGCCAGTACCGGAACCACCAGACATAGTCATTTAGGTTACCTCCTTTTATCAGGCAGCCTGCAGTTCGATAGCTGCAGCAGGGTTCAGGGTGCCACAGCCCATGGCAAGGCGTCCCACGATGATGTCTCCTTGATACATGACGGAAACGTCACCAGAGGTGGTCTGCACTTGAGGACCAATAGCTTCAACAACAGCAGCAGCATCTTTGTAGTAGATGAGGCCGCAGTGGTTAGAGAAGTCACCACCGTAATCGTTGTTCTCACCATCCACACGAGCCACAGTACCAGCCTTAAAGGGCAGGTTGTTGGAGCGACGGATGCTGATACCAGCAATCTCATAGAGACCTTCACCACTATTCAGGGAGCCACCTTGGGCACCGAAGTCACGGTTCAGGATGTTGGTATCAACCTGAGAGATCAGGGCGTAGTACTGACGCGGGGTCAGCACAGCAAAGCGACCTTGCTTGGGCAGGTTCTTCTCATCGAGAATAGCAGCAGCCTCAAAGAAGGCATCAACAAGGTGTTGAGCACTGTACTCATTACCAGCACCAAGCTTGATGATAGAACCACCAGGCTCGGGACCAGGAGCAGCAGTGATCGGATGGGCTTCACGAGCAGCCTTAGCAATAGTGCGGAAGATCTTTTTATCATATGCCTCAGCGAGGGCATAGCCGATCTTCTTAGCAATCTCACCACGGAGGTCGTAGTGGGCAAGCGTTTCGTCAAGGTCATACACGAATGCGCTGGAGATCAGCAGGTCATCCATGATGATGGTCTTCTCAGCCACAGGGGGATCCCCAGAGCCAAGGATAGGGGTGCCCGGGACATGGTAGTCCGCAGTCATACGACCCGTGAAGATGAACTGTGCGCTCTTCGCATTGCGAAGGGTGCGGTTCTGCACAGTACCTTTAGCGATACAGGCAGACTCATACGCCTTAAAGAGTTCCCCAGAAAAAACCTTGAGGTACGTGGCGTACTTAGAATCATATTGAGAACCACCTTGGGTAAGACCAAGACCAGGAGTCTTGTTGATATTACCGACAGCGGTGTACTTAGCGTTCGGCGGAGTTTGAGCCGAACCAAGAGCGAGAGCCATTGTTAGTTAAAGAGAGAAGTTAAAGGACTTGCTCTCAGATCTGAGAAAATTTTTTGCGCTATATTATTCGTTGTCTGTCTCTCCAGACTGTCAATGGCTAAGGGTGTCGAGCGTACTCGGCCTTAACCAATACCTGAGGGAGGACTTGCACCTCCCAGTCCGCTTAACGGATCAGGTTGCTACCTGTTCAACACCAAGAGGGCTAAGCTTCTTGCATTGTGCAAGGTCACCAGCTTTAGCGTGGGGTTCAGGGTAAGCAGGAATAAAGAAGCGATCACCAGCTGCCTTTACGACATAGTTTGGGATAGCTTTAGAAGTTTTAGGATCGTAACCAAGTGCCATAGGTTTAACCAATAGTAGGAGCCTTCATGGCAATAGGAACAATGTTGTTCGCTGCCAAGTCAAGCGGGAAGTTGTGAGCGTTACGTTCGTGCATCACCTCAAAGCCAAGACCAGCACGATTGAGAATGTCAGCCCAAGTATCAACTACTCGACCTTGACTATCGAGAATAGACTGGTTGAAGTTAAGCCCGTTCAGGTTGGTCGCCATAGTGGCAACACCAAGAGCGGCGAACCAGATGCCGACAACAGGCCAAGCCGCTAGGAAGAAATGCAGGCTGCGGCTGTTGTTGAAGCTCGCGTATTGGAAGATCAGGCGACCGAAGTAGCCGTGGGCGGCCACGATGTTGTAGGTCTCCTCCTCCTGCCCGAACTTGTAGCCGTAGTTCTGGCTCTCGCTCTCGGTGGTTTCACGCACCAGGGAGGAGGTCACCAGGGAGCCGTGCATGGCGGAGAACAGGCTGCCGCCAAACACACCAGCCACACCAAGCATATGAAATGGATTCATCAGGATGTTGTGCTCAGCCTGGAACACCAACATGAAGTTGAAGGTTCCAGAAATACCAAGAGGCATCCCATCACTAAAGGAACCTTGACCAATCGGGTAAATGAAAAACACAGCAAACGCTGCGGCCACGGGAGCTGAGTACGCTACAAAAATCCACGGCCTCATCCCTAGTCGATAGCTAAGCTCCCATTCGCGTCCCATGTAAGCAAAGACGCCAATGAGGAAGTGGAAGACTGTGAGTTGATACGTGCCTCCGTTGTAGAGCCACTCATCAAGTGAATGAGCTTCCCACACTGGGTAAAAATGGAGTCCGATCGCGTTTGAGCTGGGAACAACAGCTCCTGAGATGATGTTGTTTCCGTAGAGTAGGGAGCCCGCCACGGGTTCTCGTATTCCATCGATGTCTACCGGGGGTGCGGCAATGAACGCAAGAATAAAACAAGTGGTGGCTGCCAACAGGCAGGGAATCATCAGGACACCGAAGTGCCCAACATAAAGACGGTTTTGGGTAGAGGTTACCCAGTTGAGATAAGAGTCCCACGGGTTAGTGCGAGACTCACGAGCTGCGATTGTTGCAACCATTAGAATAGTTAGGTTAGTCGAGTTACTTTGACTCGTCCAACACCAGAGCCAGTGAGACCGATAGCATCAGCCGCACCTTTACTGAGATCAAGAGAACGTCCATAGACGTATGGTCCTCGATCATTGACCGTCACTACGGCACATCGCTTGAAGCAAACCTTTAGTTTAGTTCCAAACGGGAGTGTCTTATGAGCAGCAGTAAGGCCGTGTTGATTATATCGGGATCCGCTCGCAGTAAGACGGCCATCAAAGCCAGGTCCATACCAAGAACTAATCACCGACAGAGTTGTTAGAAGAGGTAGCATAATAAGATAGCGAAGAACTTTCTTATTTCCGTCTACTCAATTAAGGCTTAGCACCACTCGCAGGAGGCTAAGCCCATGAAGCGTTTAATGCACGCTAATCGCTTCAGAAAACTCCAGGAATAATCTGACCAGTCAGTACGTAAGCGCCAATAGCAGCCACGAAGCCAAGCATAGCGAGGCGACCATTAAGGAGTTCTGCACGTTCGTTGTGAGTTACAGTGTAATTAGGGTCCATATACATAGGGGGCTCTTTAGCCCAGAGGTTTTCAGGCATTAGTATTGAATGTTAGAGCGTTCCATCTTTTCAAAGACATCTTGACGGTACGCAGGGTCATTGTCATAGCGAGGGTCTTGCATTGCACGGACTACTTCTGCTTGAGAACGGAACACATCAACCGTTTGAGTTGCTGCCTTTCCACTAAGAATCCGTCCTTCATAGCCAACAGCATTCTCGTACTCACGCTGGAGACCTGCGACAGCAAGCTGAATAGCTTGAACCTGACCAGACTCCACCACGCTATCGAAGGCGTTGACATAATCGGCAGGGAGGTTCTCTGCTGCCCATTGGACAAGGTTGGAATACGCTGCTTCACCACCAACACTATTCTGAATGAAGTTCACCTCACGTTCAGAGAGGTCAGTAACCTGTGCTACTTCCTGTTGAGGTTGGTTATCTTGTAGTGCTAGATATGCTTCTACCAGATCACGGCTAGACATCTGAGAGAACTGCTCAAGAGTCTCCTCACTGAGCTGACCACCATTCTGGTAGTACTCATTAGATGCCTCTTGAATCAACTGAGCACCAGCAGGAAGTTCAATCTCCTCCTCCTCTGTCTCTTCCTCTTCAGCTACTTGTTCTGGTTCTTCATCTCGTTGACCAAGCTTCTTCTGCAGCTCTAAGTATGCTTGCTCAAGCTCTGCTGCATCTCGGTACTTACCAGCAAGAAGCTCTTGGTTTTCTTGAGCAAGTTGTTCACCAACCTCTAGTGATTCTAGTTCATCAGGTGTAAACTCTTCATCACCAGATTCAGTTGGATCAATCGTTATCAGGTTTGCCATAGGTGGTTTCAACAGTTAGTTTTCCAAGGCCTACAGTCGTTACTGCATCCTTACATTTCGGAGGTCCAATACGACGCTTCCTCGCGTACTTGTTTTCAGTACCTGAAGTATCAGGTTTACTCACTGGGGGGAGCGGGGGCTTGGCTACCTTCTGTGGGCGGGTTGGTTTGTTGTCCATTAGGGTTCTTAGATGGGTCGAACATAGGAGCACGGACTAGTTGTCCTGCTTGATCAACAAGGGATTGTTGTGCTTGACGCTGCATCTGTTGTGCTTGATCCTGTTGGATCTGTTCCATACCTTTAACAAGGTTCAGAACATCAATACCTTGAGCAGCAGCCAGACGTTTGATAGCTTCGGTGGGATCGATGTACTTCATCAACGCCTCAGGTCCAAGTGTTTGAGCTATGAGAGTGATGAATTGTGTGAGTGACTCACGATCCTGACCACGACCAAGTGCATTAACACCAGCCACGATCTGAGGACGGACAAGATCTTTAGGGATCTTAGGTAGCTCATTGTCTCGTTGGAGAACAAGGAGTACACGGTTTAGATAAGGCACTAGGAACTCAACAGTCAACAGTGAGAAGAGACCTCCCAGCTGTTGCTCTAGTTCCATCTGTGTAAGACGCACTTCTTCTGCAGTAGTACGTTCAGATTGCCTTACATTAAGAACAAGGAATGCTTCAGCAAGACGACGTTCAATCGTACTTGCCATCTCAGCAGCAGTACGGAAGTCAGCAGTCTTGCCTACCTGAATAACACCAATGTCATCAGGTCTTCCTTGAACGATTGCACCGTTGCCTGCAGCGGCTAGCGTGGCAGGTTTAGTGGTGCTTGAGGGTGATACTACGAAGACAACCTTAGCGGCTGCTGCAGAGCCTTCTACGAGTGCCTGAGAGAGACCTTCAAGAGACCGTAGATCTCCAAGGAACTCCTCAACTCGACCTCTACCATAGTCTTCACCATCTACAGTATTGAAACGTAGGACAAGCCACGGACTAGCATTTTTAGGAGCAGTGGATCGGCTGTTAGGAAGGATCTTATCGAGTGCTTCCTGATGCCAAACCCAGCGTCCATTCTCTAGTCGGACGTAGGTGTACACCTCAACGTCGTCATCATCTGCACCATCTTTATAACCATCATCTCCAGGTGCATTGGGATTAGGTTCAGGGAGCAGTTCACCTAGTACTTTACGTGAGATCAGTTCCTTGGTTACGATCTCTAGGACATTACCGTTGCCATCCCGATTGACCACGTAGCGGTTCAAAGGGAAGTGCTTCAGGCCATCCTTACCCATATAGATCAGAGCATTACCACTAACAATCAAATGCTTGACTGCTTGGTGGACAACAACTCGATCACTAGACCCATTGATGTGATCCATCACCATCCGTTCCATCTTAGAGAACGAAAGATCAAGTTCACTCCTGACTTGAGCAGGGATCTCAGTCCCTAGCTTATCATCACGGATCTGAAACTTAAAGAAGGTTGTTTGAGGAGGTAGCAATGCAAGCATCAACTTAGATGCGAGTGTGACTACTGACTTAGCACCCACTGATTGCCAGGGAGTGACTAACTTCTTCCAGTTACTATGGTTGGTATCATCCTGTACGAGATACGGCAGCGTCAGCTTTGAGCATTCAACTGCCGTGTCAAGGAACTGATTACGATTACTGGTGAGCTGCGTGTAGCGAGCACGAGCTTTCATTAACCTTGATTGAGACCTCCACGGCTACCCACATTCAATGGGATACGCAGTGAAGCTGTACCTTGTGAGAGAGTTCCTGCCTCTTCCTTACGACTCTCTCGTGTCTTAAGCATTGGCTGTGCATCTGGCTGTTGTACAGGTGCAGGTGCAGGCGGCGGAGGAGCAGGCGGCGGAGGTGGTTTAGGTGCTGGTGGGAGCGGCGGCGGGTCAGGTGGCTTAGGCGGTGATCCGAAACACATTAGTCTTCATCCAGTTTTTGTTTGATGTAGTCAATAACACTAGCTTGACCAGCTTTGTACATGATGTCTTCAATGCGGTCACTAGGAGTTGGAGTCCTGAATGAGAAGTGTGCTTCTAGTTCATTCAGGATCTCACCAAGTCTTTCGTTGTGAAGCTTAAGCGTACTGAGGGAGATTGGGGTTTGCATGTTCAAAGAAGGCGGGCATACGGGCTCGCTTGGTGTCAGAAAGCTCAGGTGCCTTACCCTCATACATCAGGCGATCGCTAGCATCCAGCCAAAATTTTTTGTCCAGATATTTGTTAGTGGACGATTTCAAAGGTGTCATAACCCAATTGATCGTTGCCTTCCTGAGCTTGTCGAGACTTGCAGATGGTTCGTATCCAAGTTCCCTGCAGACAAGAGAGTTTGCAGCCACATGGACTTGCTCATCTCGGCTAATGTCAGCGGATACGGTCCTGAGACCAGCGTCACCATTAAACCGAAACAGTGGGAGTAATACGAAGAACAATGCACGCTCGGCAACCAACGCTTTGACGACCGTGTGATCTGGATGCGAAAGCCACGCTTCTCGGATACGTTTAGCTTCTTTCTCGGCTTCAGGATCAACACCGAGAGCATTGGCGATGAAGTTGAGAGCCAAGTCGTGGTTCTCCTCGTCTTTAATGTTAGATCGGAGTAGGTCTTGTGATAGAACTGGAATTTCAGAAAGGGATGCTTCAATAAAGTCACCTACAGGTAGTTCCATATGACGCATAGCGAGAGCACGGAAGATCACTTCCTCCGCACCCTCTACAAGCTTGCCAGCTGTGGTCTGTACAGGAGACCACTTCCTTTTTCGACTTTGTAGTTTTTGATAAGGGTTCATTCGCCGCAATTACACTGTGGAGCAGGATCGTTAAGAATAGACTCCAGGTAATCGTCAACTTCAGCCTCATCAAGTGCAGCGTAGGCACTGGATTTGTCCTGAACGTCTCCCATCACCTGAAGTGAATAGTAAAGAGATGTTTGGGGGCTATCCAGCCACTCCTCAATGAATGCTTCGTCATAGGTGATCACATCAGACCAGCTATTGAACGAATACCCATGAAGAAGCCCAGTTCTATCTAGCAGAGATACGATGCCATCTGCCACTGCTTTATAATCATCCCAGCCAACTTCAGATGCGATCTCAACATGACCGTAATCGAAGCTCTGGACGCCAAAGGTACCGCTATCACGGTCTACTTGACGGGCAATGGGAGGTGCGATCTCAGGGCAGGTGGTGTACCCATTGAGATCTTTATATCGGTAGCTGCAGCTTGCAGTAGGTGCAATAGCAAACGCCCGATCCATGTTGTTCTGTCGGGCAACCTCTGCAGCAGCAATGATGCCTGCATTGATCTCAGCAGCCAAGATGTGAGCAGGTGTTTGCGCCATCTTGTTATTGCGTAGATCAGTGAGAGCTTCACCGAACTGCTTATAGGTCACTCCATGGTTGGCAAGACAATTTGCGAGACCCAATAATCCGAGACCGACTTGGCGATCTGTCTCCGAAGGGAGGTACTCTCCGCTAGCTCCAACATTTGTTTTGCCGTGAAGGACGCACAGCTGGGACATTCCGCTGACAAACGCACGTTGAATGTCATGGAGTTCACATCCCCCAAGATTGACATGTTGAAGTAGACAGGTTCCCCGTGAGGGCAGATAGACCTCCAAGCATACGTTTCCCCTGATTCGATTGCCATTCTTGTCTACCTTTGTTTTGTTGAGCCAGATGTCCCCTTTACGGATACCTTGGAGGAGAGCTTCTCGTACTTCTGGTGTAGTTTCTTCCCACCACAGCTTGTTAATGTTGACGCAACGCTTGACCCAAGGTAGATCAGCACGGTCAGCAGTAATAAACTCAAGGACATCAGGATGGTTAAGGTCCAGGTGTAGAACCACAGCCCCATTTTTGTAAACACCCCCACGCCTCAAGATTTCGTTGAGTGTGGAATAGATCTTTCCAAAGGATACTGGGCCGCTAGCCACAAGTCCCTTGCCATTTTCAGCGCCTTTGGGTCGGAGCTTGGATAGATGGACAGCCACGCCAGCTCCGTAGCGGAGAGCGTGGGAAACAAAACGCCATGAGGCTTCGATACCATTAGGTCCCTCCATTTCGTCTTCAACTACGAAGACAGTACAAGACACAGGCAGACGAGAGGTGGGGTCATCAATCCAAGATTGAACCCGTCCAGTCCGTGCAATAAGTTCAGCAGACATATCAAACAAGATCGCTAAGGTTTGGTGGTTGGTAGTTAGATGACTTCAGAACCTTCCCATCTTCTCGGAAGATAGGGTTACCGTTGTCATCAAGTTTGGATAGATTGGATTGATGAACACGATCTAGTGCTTCATCCAAATTCCATCCGAGGTTCTCTGCATATTGGTAGCAGACATAAACAAGATCAGCTAGCTCTTTCAGGCAGTCAGCAGCGTTAACAGTGAACCCCAGGAGTAGTTGGTTCTCAGCATCTAGGAACTCTTTGAACTCTTCAACGATCAAAGTCCGTTGCATAGTCCGTGAAGCTGGACTCGTACTGTTCTTGACCTGGAAACTTTTCCTGAATTCTTTTGCCTGTTGTTGCTTCGAGTTCATTCTGTAGGTAGTGGATGGCTTTCTTGAGATCGTCTACTTTGCTGTCTTTAAAGCCAGCTCTGCAGATATATTTGAGTGCATTACCAAGGTGGTAGTTCAGCCCTTGGTCTCGGATGAAGTTCCAAACTTCAACGTTCCCTCTTTTGTAGTAGGTGGGTCCTGTGAGGTTACTGTGGGCCATTTCTGTACTAGGTTAGATACTGTGTTAGTAAGTACAAAGTTTTGATGTTGGAGGGCCATGAAGATCGTGATGATGTCCTCCTTCCTTGTTTCTGGATTACGTAGAGCAGTTTCAATCTGAGCTAGTTTGAACTGCTGCTCCATCTTCAGCTCCAACACTGGTGCTGGGAGACCAAAGTCTTGGTTCTTGATTGGTGAAATCATAGTCTTCATACTGTAAGATCTTTGCAAGTCGTGCATTAAGTAGAGCAACGTCTTCAGAAAGATCCTTTGCAGCAAATGCTTCGACTACGGTTTGCCATGTGCAGCCATTGGCGTCTAGGAGAGCCTCTGCTCGCTTGATACCAATCCCAGGGATACCTGCATAGCCATCGGTCTGATCGCCTGCCATGGTCTGGATTAGGTGCCACCTACGGCCTTCTTCTGGGGTGATAGTCACCACACCAGTAGATAGGTCGAATAGGTCACCTGCTATTTGACGCATGTCTTTATCAGGTGAGCAAATGATGTGACCAGGCTCTTTGGTGGCATAAATACCAATAGCGTCGTCTGCCTCTAGCTTCGGCATGACAATGACTTGATACTCTTCCTTGAGTTTATTGATAACCCTTTTGTAGCCGCACGGTTTCTTGCGGTTTCGGTGTCCTTTATATTCTGGATCGATACTCTTACGAAAGTTGACAGAATCAGAAAAGAAAAGAATGCTGTCATCAAAACATCCAAGATCATTGGCGATGGATGCAAGCTCCCGCTCGACCATCCCGTATGCGTCTGAGAAGTTGGACGTGACGACAATGAGGTCTTCTCCAAAGTCAATTTCGGTTTCAGTTGCTGCACAGCTCTTATACACAATAAAATCTGCGTCGATGAGCAGACTCATTTACCTTGACCTCGCCGTTGTTTACGACCATGGTTAGGCAGGGAGCGAGTGCCTTGACCCTGGCGGGTGTGCTTGAACTTAGCTTTGGATTGGAATTCAACACGACCGAGTGCGGTCTTTGATTTAACAGCCATTTACTTTAGTGGATAGGTGGTATGCAGTAATTTTGTCTAACTCTTCTAATGCACGTCTGCCCAGGTTGCTCCGACTTTAGCTTCTGCGTCAATTCTGACCCGGAGTCCATAATACTCTCCAGCGAGTCTGGAACAGAATTCAAGGTGTTGCTTAAGAGTGTCGGCATGGTTTGGTAGTGTCTCGTATTGTAATTCGTCGTGGCAGAACAATACTTGATGAGTGTGATCGGCTGGCAGATTCTGATTGGCAATAACCATCCAGCGTTTAGCGATAACCCCAGCTGAAGATTGAAGCAGGTAGTTGAGAGCTTTATGAGGGCTATCTACAGCGATCTTGCGACCATCTATCGACTTGACAAAGCCTCTGTCAGCTGCCGAACGAACAGCGGTAAGTAACTCACCCAAACCGTCAATGGCAGCAACATAAGCTGCGCGAATTTCTGCGCCCTTTTCTTTCGCCTTGTTCGGGGGAAGCTGGGCATCGTACGAGAGCCCAATCTTTTGATCGCCTGCACCATATAAAAATGCGTATGTAACTGTTTTTGTTAGCTGTCTGCTAATGCCTATCTTGTTGGCGTTCTCTTGGTGAATATCACCGTGGAGTAAAATGTCTCCGTAACGGCCTCCATCATATCGAGCCAGATAGTGGGCAAGCATTCGTAGTTCAATGCCTGCGAGATCAGCACCAACCATGACAGAACCAGGGCTAGCTCTGAATAACTTTCTAAAGTTAAGATCACTGGGTACCTGTGCAAGGTTTGGGTTTCTGTGAGCACACCTATGAGTATTTGTGCTTACTGAACAGTTGTGGTGTATTCGGTTGTTCTTGACTAACTTGAGCCAGGCGTTCTTACCCTCAGATAACATGCCGAGCTGCTTGGTTAGCTCAAGACATCGATAAAACTGAAGGGCTTCCTCAGTTCCAATGTCTTTGAGCACAGTCTCGTCAATGGCAGTCTTGCCACTAGCTGTTTCTTTATCAGGCTTCCAACCATGTAGTGTCTCCATCACCCATGCGATGTGATCTCTACTACCTGGATTGAACTCCTTCAGTTTAGTGAGAGTAGCTCCTGCGATGTACCCTTGGGTCTTATTAGGTCTACGAGGAGTGAACTCCGGTCCTGCAACGTAAGGGTACCTGTTTCGTAGTACTTGATTAAGACCTTCAAGTTCCTGTCTGAGAGTCGATTCAAGTTCCCGTGCAGCAGGCTCATCAAAAGCCCATCCATAGATCTCTTGCTCCGTTAGTATTTGTGCGACTCGGTGCTCTAACGCAACCCAGTCAGGTAGGGTAGGAAATGGTGCCAAAGTTTGGTGGTAACAACAACATCTTGAATCATGTAATCTTGCATATCCTCTGACCACTCTTTCCAGTCAGTGGTTTTACCGAAGCTGCCCTTATATTCACCAAGCCTGTGACCATAAGCCTCAAGTGAGTGACGACCATAGAGCTGTAGTGGCATGTTCTTCCACTTACGCTTCTGATCAGTCTTCAACAGGTCAGCGTGATAAATACGGCTGAGAACCAAAGTATCCACAACAGTACCAGCGAACTGGAACCAAGGGAAGAGCTTGCGGATAACAGGAAGATCGTAACCGATAATGTTATGACCAACGAGAGTATCTGCATCCTCAAGAAGTTGGACACCTTTGGTAATCGGTTGCTCACTGCCTTCATCATTGAATGTAAAGGTCTGCCTAGTGTCGAGATCGTAGACACCAATGCAGTGGATGTGGGTGCAATCATCGTATAGGCCGTCTGTTTCTAGGTCGAAGATCAGGTTCATTGACCCTCCAGCTCGGCGGCGATAAGTTCAATCTGGGAGCAGTCAACGCAGCGAACGCCAAGCACTGTGTATCCAAGTTGGCTGTCTAGAGCACGCAGGGCGGCGGCGGCAATCCATCGGGAATCATTGAGCACGTCATCTGGGCCATAGCAGCCAGCGCCATTAGCAGCATCTAGCACAGCCTGAGCGGCGGGTGAGAGGTCAGTCATCGAGTTGCTCCAGGGCGAGGCGGATGGTGTCAACTAGGGACGCTGCTTCTCGGTCTGCCCATGACCGCAGATAGGCGGGATCGGCACCAGGGCCAGGCACACGATCCAAGGCTCGAAGCGCCTTCTCTACCGGGTTTGGCGGTTCGGGGCGGCGGGCGGCGCGGAGAGCCGGAATGGCTTTACCGTCATCGCCCCAGTAGCCCATGCGCTTCATCCAGTCGATGCACTCCTCCAGCTCCTGGTCTGCGCCCCATTGGGCGACAGCTATAAGGACGCGTTGATCAAACGGGCTAATCACAGAAACTGGACCGCCGTATAGCTCTTCCAGCCACTGCCGCACCAGCTCCGACGGTGGGGTGATTGGGTGTTGTTGTGTCATTTACCAGTCCAGCGATAGGTTTTATCGACGAACTGTGCTCGCTTGATTGCTTCAGGTGTAGGTGGGTTAGGACGCTTTAAGGTATTGGATTGCTGAGTGGATACGTTCGATGTCATCGTTGAATTTTCCAAGAGCTGTATTGCAGTCGGCGCACAGGAGACCACGGATCTTGCCAGTTTTATGATCGTGGTCTACTGCAAACCTCCTGCCAGTTGTACATTGATTGCACTGGCAGATGGCACATTTACCATCTTGTGCAGTGAGCATATCAGCGTAGTCATCAGGAGTAATCCCATACTTACGCTTTAACTGAGTGCTGTGCTGCCTATAATCAGTCAACTCCTTACCAGCTTTGATTTTGCTAGCAAGAGTGGCTGCTGCCTGGCATGGCTTGCATCTCTTTTGTAGCCCGTCTTTATTAGCACGGTTCTTGTAGAACTCTGTAAGAGGTTTTGTCTCTAAGCAGTGGTTGCACCGTTTAGAAATCAGTGGTTGGGTCAAAGTCGTCATTGACTAAAGTCTCCTCGAATTTGCAAGTGGACAAGTCATAACTCAATCGACAAGCGATGCCAGTTTGCCCTGTATAGCGATTTTTAAGCACTCGCACTGTCGTGCTATTTCCAGCAGAGTCGGTCTGTTGATTTCGCTCGAGTGCGATGACTGCATCAGAGAGTTGAGCAATAGCTGCGCTTCCCCTGAGCTGCCCCAAAGTGACCCGAGCGCCCTCTTCATGTCCTTTGTCATCGGACGATCTTCGTAAATGTGAAACAAGAAATAGTGCAATACCAGTGCGCTCTACAAGTGAACGCAACTTAGTCATTGTCTGATCAATCATTCGACGCTCATCGCCATCAAGACCAGACAGCAAGATGCTTAGGTGGTCAAGGAAGATCACCCTAGTACCTAATCCAGTAGCGAGATACTCCACTCTGTTGTAAATAATGTCAGGGTCTACAGAGCCCCAGCCGTCATAAAGAAACAGGTCCCACTTGGCAATAGAGTTTTTGTAGGCCTCGGTGAGTGTGGATTTGTCGTGCTCACCGATGTGAAGAGATTTACCACATGCAACGGACATCAGTCCAAGGGCGGTGCGGCGGTTTGACTCTTCCAAGGCGATATAACCAACCTTCTCTCCTTTGTTCAGAAGATAGGCAGCTAACTCACGACAAAAGGACGATTTCCCGATTCCAGATCCAGCAGTAATTGTCACCAGCTCGCCCAGGCGAATACCTTGGAGCTTGGCATTTATACCTTCAAACGGATACTCATAATCACAAGGTGGGTTAGGTGTGGTTACAAGATCTAGGAGGCTCTTCCCGTCTACAATTCCATCTGGACGGTACGGCTTTGCATCCCATATAGCTCGACGAATCGCTTCAGTGTCATTGGTTTGGAGGGCATCTGATGCATCCTTGTACGCCTCCAGACGTGCGATCTTTGTCTTGCCAGGTGGTAGGACGCTTGCTGCTTCCTCCGTTGCCTTACGGCCCGCCTCGTCATTGTCGAAGAACAAGACAATCTCCTCATAACCCTGGAGCCATGGGATAGCCCGTTGAATCGACTTCCTTGCCGCTGCGGCACCGCTAGGTAGAGATACCATCGGCCACCCCGGCATAGCCTCACTACATGAAGCTGCATCGAGTTCCCCTTCAGTGATAACGACTCGTTTTCCAGTGGAGGGAAACAAATGTTGTCCAAAGAGTGTTCCAGGGGTCTCTCCTTCGTAGGTGAAGATTTTGTTTTTAGTTTTTAGCTTGCAGCCCTTAAGTATTCCAGAGCTGTCGAAATAATGGAAGCGTAGGACATCTCCATCTCGGTAGATTTTGTATTGTTGGCATACTTTTTCTGATATGCCTCGTTTCTGCAGCCGTTCGGCTGAGCCTTTAAGGTGGACATTGGACATTTGTTTGTGAGTGTGAACATACTCTTCGGTATGTCCGTAGGTGTTGCAAGAAAAGCAGTAGGTATGTCCATCATCGTAAAGACTATTGGCATCACTACTGCCACAGTTCTCACACGGCGAGTGCCTTACGAACTCGCTGTCGGAGTTCATCATATGCAGTTGCTTGGTGGTCATGATAATTGAACCAATCATCCAATGCTAGGTAGAATCCACGGATGAGGTTCTCTGTAGTTGCAGGGTTGTCTGAATCGACATCAGCAAGGTAGTCAGCAAACCCTTCAGCGTAGAATTCAGGAGTGCCGTAAGTCAGGTTAGCCATTCGATTGGTATTGAGTGGAATGCACACCAAGGGAAGCCGTGTTTCTCAGCCCACTTGGCGTATGTGGTTTTAGATCCTTTGTAGATCTTGTTATAGGGTGTTTGAAAGACGAAGCGAATATCTAACTCGGGATTCGCAGCTTTCACTGCTTTCATCTTCCTTCTGTCCTCCTCTGTCAGGTGTCCCTTTGTCTCTAAGTAAACGCCATTCGGCAAAAGAAAGTCTGGGGTGTAGTTGCATTGGAGGATGTAAGGAACCTTTGTTGATTCGTACTCGTACTTCACACCAAGATTGGTGAGAAGATCGGACACCTTCTCCTCCAACCCTGAGCGGAATGCCATCAGAAGTCTTCGTCAGTATCTTCTACAGGTTCAGCAGCAGGTGTAACATTCGGCTCACCAGCCTTGAAGCCTTTTGTTTGACCGAATAGTGCGGCAACTTCCGTCTCACCCAGATCCCCAGTATCAACGCCTGCTGCAGAGTTAAGTGAGACCACTTGTACTCCAACAAGTTTGAGACTGGTACCGTAGGTAACACCGTCACGCAGGATGTATGGTTTCTGCCTAAAGGCCAACTTAACTGTTGAGCCACTGAAGATGGGAGTGGAGTCGTCTGTAATAGGTGTGCCTTCAGTATCGACGACGGGCGGACGGGTCTCTTCATTCCAACTGAATTTGACTTTGTACTTACCCTCAGAGACTTCCTCCCAGGGTTCGGGCTTAAGCGTTGAACGCTTGGGGTTCTTCAGTTTCGACTCTGCCCATTTGAGAGTCTCTACTCGATCAGCTTCCAGTACTTCAATCAGCTTCTCATCTACAATTGCAGACAAGGAGTAACCAAACTTAGAAGGTTTCAGTACAGCTTGATAGCCCTCAAGGACTACTGGTTGCTGTGTTACGTGGATGGTTTGTGCCATTAACAAAAGAAGTAGGTGGAATCAATCACGGTTTCCGGTTCAAGGTCACCAATGATCGGTGGGTCAGTCTCTGCACCAATCTGTTGGGCAAAGTCTTTCAGGTAATCGTGCTCCGCGAATAGGTGCATGTATGTCTCCCTTACAATAGTGGACAGGACAGACATGTCTGTTGCACGACAAAGCACGGAGTCATGGATGACTGAGAATGGTGCAAGGAAATCAGTAAAGGTCAGATGTAGCAGTGAAGCATCGAGAGAGTGAATGAGATTAGGTGCCCCACTTGCTCTATGCTTGTTTGAGTCTGGACCTTCCACGCTATCGACAACACTGAACTGACAGCGACCTAGAAGCTTTAGGTCTAGCCGCTTCATCTTCAGCTTGTCTCGTTTCTGTACGACAGTGAACCCTGATGGTGTTGTCCATCGGATCTCCGTCTTACCTCTCTTGATAGCGGCAGACATCTCCTTGCCAATCCAATCCCTTACAGCAAGACAACCAGGGGCTATCTTGTTAAGGGCGTCTCTAAGAGATTTAGCGAGAGCTGTTGCCTCTTCTGAGGTAACCCTATCGACTAGCAAGTTACCTTGCGAGTCTTTAGGCATGTTTTCGTGGACTGCATCCTTGATATAGGAACGTGACGACTGGATAGTGGCATTGTATGGGATGGTCATAACTGATCTCTTCGACACACCTCTATCCATGTAAGGCATCAGCCTCTCCGGGATACCCTCCATAGCCTCTAGGACCGTCTTGTAGGCGTCCTGAGGAGCGTCTGAGGGTAGGACATTAACCAGTGCTGCTGTGCCTTTATCACGGGCTAGGCCTGCCAGTATTTGAAGACCACTACAGGTTGCATCTGTAGCGACCATCAGTCCTGTGTAGTGCCTAGTGCAGTCAATGAGACAGGCGTTATACTCCTCGCACGCTGCAAGGAATTGCCATGGCTCATCAGCCGCTTCCCATTCAGGTAGATAACCAATCGGGTCGGTAGCGATGTTGTGGATGAGTGTGAGGTTATTCTTAACCCACTCAAGTCTATCGCTCATAGGTTTCTTGTCCAACCCATAGGTAGTAGCTACCTGAAAAGCAAGCCAACCCTCAGCATCTGGCGTGATGAACGACTCATCAGCAAACCTAATCAGACTCTTTCCAAAGTCTGTATCGTGTGGCGTGAGAAATGGGGGGATCGGGTAAGCACGTCCACGGTAATCGAAGCTCCAAGGTAAAAAGAAACGATCCCTCCCAACAAATCGGGAAGCAGTGTCAAGAGTAACGGTTGTCCTCACATGTAGAGAACGCTCGTACTTCTTCTTGTTGTTCTCTGCTTCTGTTCTCTCCTTCCTGTACTGGAACCGAGCTTCCTGGTTCTCTTCAATGTCAGGAGGAGGTGTTGGCATTGGCCATAAGGCTGCAGCCGACAGCGGTTTGAACTTATCAAGCTTGTAACCCTTAGCATCAAGCTGCTTCGCTACTCCGTAGATGAACGGGTTAATGCGGTAAGCAACCTTCTGCAGACGGTTCAAGAACCCGAGTGGTATCTCCGGCTGTTTAATTGAGGGATTGCCGTGCCTGACCAGATCGTGGCCCCTCATCACCTCATTCAAGAGGTAGCCACCAGCACGTTCATTTGTCCAATCGTTGGGCTCGATGAGCATAGGCCACGCCATTGGAGCAAACAGCATGGCCTGATCCATTAACTCACCTTGTATTTGTAAATAAGCTTTAGTGGGTTCTATGAGTGTGAGTTTTGGGCGACCTTCATAAGTAAGCCTTGATTCAAACCAACCTGTAGTGGTGATCACAAGGTCCAGCAGCCAGCCTCCAAGCCGTGCTCGGATAGGTGCAGGCCAAGACGGCCACACATAGCCCTCGCGGCCCATCATGATCTGTGCCACTGTCTTCTTCTGATCAGTGCCAGTTGTACTGTTCCAGTATTTACGCTGGATTCGTTTTAGCAGCTCAGGGTCTTGCTCTTCAAACCATCTGATCTGACACTCAGCTTCTACTGCGTGTCCGATGCCAACACAGACATTACTGACTGAGTTGGGGTGTCGCCTGGAGTCCTTGCGCTTTTGACTGAAGACAAGATCAAAGGTACGCTTGAGTGCAATGTTGGCGAGCTTGTGAGATTCCTCTTCGGTATTGAACTGAATCAGATACTGTTTAATCTCAGCAAAGTGCTGACCATTCTTGCGCTCGGTAACACGGCTGAACGTATCTCTGATCGCTTGCGCTACAGCCTCCTGAGCTGCCTTGATAGAAGCACGACCATAGATAGAGGACGACGCATACTCACGTTCCTCGGCCTTTCTAGTGTCCTTATCAAGCCTCTCGATCCCGCATCGGATCGCTTCCCGTTCGTGTGCAACTTGTTCCGCAATCTGTGCTGGTGTAGCCAAATACGATCTCCTCCGCTTTTGTGATGTGGTTATGTGCTATTAACCAATAGACATAAGACAGGAGACTATGAGAGTCATCCTTGATGGTTGGATGATCAGCCAGTGCCAATGCGTCCAGCACTTCATCTGGTTGACGCTCTAGCCATGAAGTAGCGACAGACCTATTGATCTGACGCCATCGCTGCTCCTTGCGTTTCTTTGTACGATCAGTAGCCAATTACTTGCACTCCTCCTTAATCAGGTTGGTTACATACACTTCGTCTTGATCACGAGCAATCACCCGTGCCTCGAGTTCACGATGCAGTTGCTCACCTGTATAGCGACTATTTACAAAGTCAATCTCGTTATCAGGTGATGATTTGAGAAGTGAACTTAGTGAGTAGAGAGGGCCTCCTTTACAGGCTTGTGCTACATGCACTGACTCATGGAGGATGGTGTCGTACAGCCCAGCGTTATCACCACGGTGGTTAGCAACACAAATGGTGAGCTGATCAATGACATCCTTGCGATAGCTGTACATACCCATCAGCTGAGGGTCTTTGCAGATGCGTGGGTCATCTAAGACAATGCTGGTGCCAGTAGCCTGTACTGCAGTGAATAGGTTACGCAGTTGAGGAGTTGCCTCAGCAGGGTTAGCCCACACAGAAATGAGTGTGAGGGCAGCAAATAAAGCTTTTTTCATAGTGAGTTAACAGCTTTGGTGCGAGCTTTGTCAGTACACTTAGAGTATCTCAGCGTTGTCTCGATACGCTTGTGTCCCATAAGGTCCATGATGGTACGAATGGGAACGCCTGCTTCAGCACACCATGTGCCAAAGCTGTGCCTTAGTGTATGGAACACATAGCTATCGTCCTTACCGATATAACGGTTGACCTTCTTGAAGACTCGTAACAGTTGGTCCTTGTCGTTCCATTCATCACCGAAGATCGGTACGTTGGAGTTGACGTTTGATATGCGTTTGCTGAGAACAGTTTCAATATGAGTGTGAATAGGAATGCTACGGTAGTTGCCTGCTTTAGTGACAACATCAGCTCGACCTCCAACGTGAATAACATTCAGACCAAGGTCAATGTCCTTAGCCTTGAGCTTGAGTAGCTCACCTTGCCTCATGCCTGTGTAAGCAGCAACTAATAGAATGTCAGCCGCATCCTCTCTCATGAATGGATCAATCGCTGAGTGGTACAGCTGATTGACTTCTTCCTTGGTGTAGAAAGTGATGCGTCCTTCATGTTCCTTACGACGCCTGAACTTAGGTGGTGCAGGGATCAGTCCGTCGAAAGCGCAGTGATTAAGTACCGTAGAGATAGCACTGACGATGCGATTGATTGTCGCATCTGACTTTCCTTCGTCCTCCAACTCTGTACTGAGTTCGTTGATGATCGGTTGAGTGATTCGATGTATTGGAAAGCTAAGCCCTCTAAGTCTCGTAAAGTGTCCTGCATTGATTGCAGCAGTCTTTGCTCCGTTTCCATGTCGCCATGAATGACGGGTTTTGAATGTGTAGTCAAGTGCTTCTCCCCAGGTGGTGAGTTCAGTAAGAGGCATCGATAACATAGACATCATCAGCTAGTTGATCAGCAACAAGCTCAAGCAGTTCATCACGATACGGGTGCATACGCACTTCCTCAACAAGAGTGTCAACAAGGAAGTTAAAGGTGGCTTCAGTCATTGAAATCAGCAGGTGAAAGGTGGTGGATAGCGTCGTGGTCAGCAACAGTGAACTCAATGCCAGGTGTATCAATCAGTTGATTGACCTTGGCTTGAGCAGCACTACGCTTGCTATAGACATGTTCTTTGACTTTCTTGGTGTTTACATCAGTGACACGGATAACACAACACACAGAGCTAGGTAACTCCCAACCTGCAACCTTCCAAGACATGATCTCCTCAAAGGTATGAGGGATGAAGCTGTCGTCATCTGCGTCCTTGTATTCTTGCCAGTTGTTAGGGAAGTATTCTTTCTTAGCCATTAAACTCCGTACTCAAATGCAAGGTCAGTGAAGTCATTTTGAAATGACCGAATCTTGTCTAACTCTTCATTAGTTAATGCAAACTTCTCAGGCATCTGTATTGCACAGTTGATTACCTTGAGTAGGGGCATGAACTCATCAGGAAAGACACTAACAGGGATGGATGTGTCATGAATAGTCATTACCATTCCTCCGCTAAACGTACATTGATCAGTTGCTCACTAGCCTCATTGGCTAGCTCTAATGCAGCCCATGCTGCTGCTTCTACATCCTTGGCAATGAGATACCAAATGCCCGACGTGAGTGTGACTTCATACTCTTTGAACATAATCAGTGATTCCGAAAGAAGAAGGTACCGTTAGCAGCCTCAATAGCGTTGTAGTCATAACGCAGGTTGTGATCCCATACGTCTTGCCAATCAATAGCTGCCATTACAATGTCAGGGATACGTGCATCCATAACCTCAATGACGAAGTACTCAGCAAAGTCTTTCTCTGCCCAATACTCATCACTGGTGTACTCATAAGCATCCTCAAAGTCAGAGGCAGTCTCAATACCAATGTCCTCTAACTCGTCCATGAACTCAATCGTTTCCTCATGAGTCCATTTCTCACCTAGCAGGTTAGTAATTGCATCGTACAGCTCTTGTTCATTTGTGGACAGGTTGTCATACTCAACATCAGCAACATCAACAGTAGTCACAGGAATAACTCCTTTAGCATTGAGTAGTTCGGTGTAGTAGTCAACATACATAGCCTTGCCATTGTCATAGGCATAACCTGCGTCCATGATCATATCGGTGCGTGTCTTCTCACCACGATTGATGAGGGTCATCCATTCAGTGTTGTGTGCAATAAGTGAATCGCCTTTGAGCATCATTGTTTGGGTGGCAGTCATGATTGTGAATTACTTACGGTTGTTGTAGTACTTACTCGTGATTCGATTGGCTCTCTGATAGATCGTTGCCGTAGCAAACAATCCAATCATCCCAATCACAGCAAGAATAATGTTGGTCTCAGTCATCATCAATGATCGGTAGTGTTTACTTAACAGGAAAGCGGTTGACTTCCCAACCAAGCCTGTCTTGGTAGTCTTGGATCTCTACACACAAACGGTGTAGTGCGTCCTTGCATTGATCGACAGACTTAGTGTGCATCAAGTTCATTGCCTCTTCAGCTGCAATGAAGTCTTTGCAAGCGTCAACCAGTTCATTTCTGCTCATCTTAGAGATACGACGGAAACATTCTTCAGAGTGTTGAAATGGAATGACTCGCAGACTAACAACATCTTCTACAGTGAGTTGGTAGGTCATTTGGCTTGTGCGGTAGTGGATGATTTACGCGGACGATTCAATGTCTCCATAATGATCTGCTTAGGCAAGAAGTTCCAGCAATAATAACTGCTACTGAATGTCACTTTACCAGTAACCTCTCTATCTGGCTGAATGAACTCTATTCGCTTATCAAACATCAACAACTGTAACTCCTTATCCTTAAAGAGCTGCTTCGGAGCACTATCGTTAAGCCAAGTGTTACTCATAATGAGTGCGAATGGTTTGTTGAACGATAAAGCTTTCTCGAAGTATTTGCGTTTATTTGTGAATGGTGGGTTGGATACAATGACATCCCAGTCAAAGTTTGGGTTGTATGTAAGAAATGATTGGCCGCTAAAGATGTGAGTGTGAACAACCTTGTTTTGCTGTGAGATTAGCTTAACAAACTCACTAGACTCGTCATCAAATGGACACCATACAGTAGCCCCAGAAGGTATGTATTTGAGAATAGGCTCGACCGCATATGCTGGTGTGTAGCATTCGTCGTTCTTACCAGGAGAATAAAGGATTGCGTTGCTGTTCATTAGTGGATAGGTTAGATGATACGTTCTGCATAAGACTCAATTTCCTTCTTAGTGATGGTGGCACCAAGACGTGGGTCCTTGCGAGTTAGTGTAGTCTTATAGCTCTCCTTGAGTTTAGGGAGCAATATAGACAGAACATCAGCGCAATCCATACGCCAAGCTTCTACAAGTTCGGAACCCTCATAACGAGTGAAGTAATGATAAACATACTTACCAAGCTTTTCGTTGATTAGATAGTCCTCTTGATCATCCCAAGTAGGTTGAACACTGATGCCGTTGTATGTGGCTTTGATGGTTTTAGTGGTGGTTGATTTAAGTTCAACTGGCTGATCACCAAGGTAAGCATCAGCTCCACTGAAAGTTTGACTAACAGTCAACCCAAGGGTAAATGCAGTGTGTATCTCACGACCCCTGTTATAATTAAAGGGGTCACCAACATTCAATGAATCGCTAAGTTGTTGTAGTTTATTGAAGGTATCAATCCATTCCTGTTGCAGTGTCATTGATAGTCATAAGTAAATTATAGCGGCGTCTCTTTAACAACATTAGCGCGTTGGTAGTTGGGTAGCACTACGGGCTTTTGTGAGTGTGACTACTTAGACAAACTCCATAGCAGGTAATTGTTGGATAGCCACTGAGTCCTGCATGAATGCGTCTTTATACTTAGACGCAACATACATCACATCATCCTTGTACTTCGTACAGACAGTGACACACTTAGTAGGTTCGTGTTCACTCTTCCATACACCATCAACAGTGCTGACAGTGTATCCATCAAAGACAGTATCAAGGACTTTAACAAACTCATTCCATTCAGCATTGGTAACAACATCACCATTCGGGATGTTCATACCCATAAACATTTGATACGTCTTCATTACATCATCTCCTGTAGATACTCTTCAAGCACTGCTACATACTCAGCAGCATGTGCATCCCTGAATCCATACATATCAAACTCAGCATCTAACATGTAATCACTAGGTGCATATTCATCTAGGAAGTTCAGGAAGACATTGCTATCTCCATGCTCAGGATCAAGACCATCAAGATGGGCAATAAGCTCAAGCATTCGATCATAGTCAGTCATTGTTGAACTCCGTATTCAGGTACTCTTCAACTTGCTTGTTGTTAGTGATGAAATCAACAACATCATCTAACTCATAGAATGCATCACCATCCTAATGAGGATGTATTCATCATGATCATCATCAAATACTTGAACTAAGTCATAGCTGGTGCATTCCTGCACAGCTTCACGCAGTTGGTCGTAGGTGTAGTTAGTCATCAGTTGTTCTCCTCAGTATCAGTGGCTTGCATGTAGTCTTCCTCAGTGCCATACATAGCATTGAGGTAGTCTTCGTATTGTTCAGCAGTTACAGAGTCGTAGGTGTAGTCGTTCATGGCGCGATGAGTGTGATCAATAGTGTGCTCACCTCATTGGCGAGCAATACCGATGTGAGCAAGTCGAAGCTCAATCACAGCTGGCTGTGCATCGGTTAGCATGAACTATCAAGGGTGTGCTTCCCCATCCTCAGTGAGGTATTCTCTCGTCTGTGTGGATCTCCATCGTGAGTTTGTGAATCCCTGAGGCATCTGAGTATGTCCCCCAGGTCGTTAGCTACTCACGAAGGCAGCGGTGCTGCTCCAGAGCCAGAGCGTTGAGAATCAGTCAGGTTGTCGATGTTCTCGGCGGTCTCTCCCCCACCGATGAACCTACCATAACATGGCTGCCCCGATGTGTCAAGCCCCAAAACCCAGTGGATCCGTGTAGCCCCTTAAGTATAGCCATCAGCGTTCCTTATGGGTATGCCTACTGGTGTGTGGACTCGTGTGTCTTATTAGGTTGGTGCTGATGTATTTGTGTTAGTTTGCGTGAGTGTGAAATACTTATTACACTGTGCTGTGTGTGTTGATGTGTGTTGATGCTGGTAGTATCTGTGTGTCTATTGATAATGTGTGCTTATCATTCAACGGTCATTGATAAGTATAGCTAATCGCAAACAGATCGCATTAGATAGAATGAGAACCATTCTCAACAACAACTCATACTTGATTATCAATAGACAGCTGTTATTGAGAATATCCAGCAGCGAGCGTTAGATTGCATATCTAGCGATAAGTATTTCCAGCGATCGACATACCCGTATGGGGGGAATACGTCCATGGATCACCCGCTATATGACTTGAGAAATTTATGTTGAAAATTAAGGACCCTCTAGAATCGCCTAGAAGGCCCTTCAAATTACCTAAACATCCAAAGACACACAAACATTAGGCAAGTGCTCTTCTAGGAGCTTATAAGCCTCTCTAGCGATCATCTGATGTTCTTTCTGTGTCCCATTTGCACACCTAAGCTGACAATAATGAATCCACGACCTAACAGTCCCATTCATATACAACCTAGTCGGAGTACAAAGTGGCAACACCTCTCTGGCACACTCCTTAGCTACACCAAGCTCTAACAGGCGCT